GACGGCCTGCCAGAGCTGCGTAAGATTTGCACCATGGGCGAGGGTCACGTAATCGTGAACAACGAGCCTGCGGACTTCATCCCGTTCGCTGACTTCCCGTGCGACCCAGAGCCGCACACGTCTCCGCTTGAGGCCAGCTCGATCTTTGACTACACCAAGGACCTGCAAGAGATCAAGTCAGACATTCTGCGCAACACGCTGGACAGCCTGGCCCAGTCTATTCACCCACGCACCGCCGTGGTGGAGGGGCAGGTCAACATGGACGACGTGATGAACAACGAGACCGGTGCTATCGTGCGTATGCGCGGCCCAGGCATGGTGCAGCCGCTTGTCACGCCGTTTGTTGGCCGCGAGGCGTTCTCGATGCTCGATTACATCGACCAGGTTAAAGAGAACCGCACCGGCATGAGCAAGGCCGCAATGGGTCTAAACGCTGACGCGCTGCAAAGCTCCACCAAGGCAGCGGTTGCGGCGACTATCAGCGCCAGCCAGTCACGCCTTGAGCTGACGACGCGCATCTTGGCCAACGGCATGAAGAAGCTGTTCAAGAACATGCTGAAGTTAAGCGTCACGCACCAGGACAAGCCTCGGATCGTGCGCCTGCGCAACCAGTGGGTGGCCATCGACCCACGCTCTTGGAACGCCACCATGGACGTGTCTGTGAACGTCGCGTTGGGTAACGGCGACACAGACCAGAAGATGGCCATGCTGCAGATGATCATTACCCAGCAAAAAGAGGCCCTAATGCAGATGGGTCCACAGAACCCGTTGGTCTCGCCTGCGCAATTTAGCAACACGCTGCGCAAGATGGTGGAGCTTGCCGGGTTCAAGGACAGCAGCCAGTTCTTCAACAACGTGCCGGCCGACTACCAGCCGCCACAAAAAGAAGAAAAACCAACGCCAGAAGAAATTTTGGCGCAGGTGCAGGCGCAGTCTATCCAGGCAGACATTCAGAAGAAGGCGGCCGAGCTGGAGCTGGACCGCGAGAAGATGATGCGCTCAGACGACCGCGAGCGCGACCGCGTCGAGGCCGACACCATGCTGCGCGCTTACGAGATGCAGCTCAAGTACGGCACCCAGGTGGACGTGGCCAGCATCCGCGCCCTGATGGAGCGCGACCGCGAGGCCATGCGCGTCATGGCGCAGCCGCAGCCTGGGGTTATGTAAATGGATAATCGCGAGAAAGTTAACAAAGGAATCAACGCGCAGCACATCCTGAACGATCCACTCATTCAGGAGGCGCTGCGGCAGCTGGAAGGCATGTACATAAACGACTGGAAAACGAGTACAGTTGACGATGTAGTCAAACGGGAGCGCGCGTATGCATGTATGAGCGTTTTGAATGACTTCATAGGAGCGCTCGGTTCAGTTGTTAACACTGGCAAAATTGCAGAAAAACAGATCGAGCGTGATTCAAAACTGTAATTTGAGGTGAAAATATGGCTAACGACACCACGGCAATGTCCAGTGTTCAACCAATGACGGCAGAGAGTGCCGCCGATGCCATCGAGGCGATGATGTCCGGAGACTCCGGGGAACAGCAGGACCAAGAGGCGCAGCAGGATGAGTTCGACGACGTAGAGTTGGAGGATGAATCCGAACAGTCAGACGAAGAGTCAGATGCAGAGGAAGACGCGGCAAATGACGACTCAGATGACGAAGAGTCTGAAGAGGATGAAGACGAGTCTCAGGACGACGCTTCACAGCGATTCACCGTCAAGGTTGACGGCAAAGAAGTCGAGGTGACGCTAGACGAACTAAGACAAGGCTACAGCCGTACCGAGGACTACACGCGCAAGACGCAGGCCCTTGCCCAAGAGCGCAAAGCAGCTCAGGCAGAACTTGCACAGGTGCGTACAGAGCGACAACAGTATGCTCAACTTTTAGGTGCGTTGCAGCAGCAGTTAGCCCAAGCTGAACAGGCTCCGGTCGATTTGAATGCGCTTTATGAGAGCGACCCAATCGAGTGGATGCGCCAGAAGGAATTGATGCGCGAAAGACAGGAACGCCAGCAGGCGATCCAATTCGAGCAGCAACGACTGGCACAGACTCAGCAGGCTGAACAGCAGCAGGCGATGCGACAGTACTTGGAGAGTCAGAAAGATGCACTGCTTAATCTGGCGCCAGAGTTACGTGACCCCAAGGTCGCGACTCAGAAAAAGGCGCAGTGGATTGAGGCAGGTAAATCAATTGGCTTCTCTGACCAGGAATTGAACGGCATTACCGACCATCGGATTTTGCTGGCACTAGACAGGATCGCCAAATACAACGGCGCTGTTGCCAAGCGAAGCCAGATCAAGCCAGTTCAAAGCTCGGCGAAGCCGACGCGGCCTGGGAACGCAAGTAATGTTAGCCAAACAAGTAGTGCAGCTAAGAAGTCGCAGCAGCGTCTCGCGAAGACGGGCAACATCAAAGATGCAGCCAGTCTTCTTGAAAAGTTCCTTTAATTTTTTGGAGTTAATATCATGGCTATCGCAACCAACACGTTTACAACGTACAGCGCAAAGGGCATCCGCGAGGATTTGTCCAATGTAATTTACAACATCAGTCCTGAAGACACCCCCTTTGTTTCTAACATCGGCAAGGGTTCAATCAGCAACACCGCTTTTGATTGGCAGACCGACGCATTGGCAGCAGCTGCAGCCAACGCTCAGTTGGAAGGCGACGAGTCAGCATACGACGCCGTCACCGCAACCACACGTTTGCAAAATTACGCCCAAATTAGCCGCAAGACGGTGGTGGTGTCAGGCACCCAAAACAAGGTCAACACTGCGGGCCGCAAGTCAGAATTGGCGTATCAAATCGCCAAAAAAGGCAGCGAACTGAAGCGCGACATTGAGTTTGCATGCTTGAACAACCAGGCTGCTGTTGCTGGTGGTACCACTACCGCACGTCAGACTGCGTCTTTGCAGGCTTTCTTGAAGACAAACACCAACTTTGACGCGACCTCTGGTTCAGACCCCGTCTACACCACGATCCCTGATGATCCACGTAACGACAGCTCTGCAACCCGTGCATTCACCGAGACCATCCTGAAGGACGTGATCCAGCAGGTTTGGACCGAGGGCGGCACCCCCAAGATGTTGATGGTTGGTTCTTTCAACAAGCAAGCCGTGTCTGCTTTTGCAGGTATCGCCGCATCACGCTTTAACGTGACCGGCGCCAAGCCCAGCACAATCGTCGCCGCTGCTGACATTTACGTGTCAGACTTTGGCAACGTGTCTGTTGTCCCTAACCGCTTCCAGAAAGCACGCGACGCTTTTGTTCTCGATCCTGAGTACGCCTCTATCGATTACTTGCGCCCCATGCAGACCATGGAAATGGCCAAGACAGGCGACGCAGACAAGCGCTTGATGTTGGCTGAGTGGGCACTGCGTGTTCACACAGAAAAAGCTCACGGCATTGCCGCTGACTTGACAACCTCTTAATTGAGGATGGGGCTGGGCTAATAACCCGGCCCCTTTCAATATGGCTGATGTAATCAACACTCGGGTCGTCTCTGAAAACAAAGAGATTGGCCAAAAGCAATATTGGCATGACCACGACGACGGGTCGGTGACGATTGAGACCGTGCAGACGGTTGACGCCGTCGCTGAAGACAACAAGGCTGTTTTCAACCAGTTTGATGAGCGAACAAACTGGAAGGGTGACATGCACCGCGTCGCGTCCATACCAATGTCAATTTTTTACGACTTGCAACGCAAAGGCATACTGAACGATCCGGCGGCCATGAAGAGATGGCTCAACGATCCAGACAACCGTGTGTTCCGCACCCGGCCCGGTCAGGTATGATTTAGACCATGGCAATAAGCACATACACAGAGCTAAAAAGCGCAGTCGCTGACTGGCTTAATCGCGATGACTTGACGTCGGTAATCCCGACGTTTATTGCGCTGGCAGAGGCGGGGATGGAGCGCGTGCTGCGCACCGGCCCTATGCTGACGCGAGCGAACGCGACGATTGACACTCAATACAGTGCGGTGCCTGCTGACTTTTTAGAGGCCAGGGCGCTCAAGATCACAAGCACGACGCCCGTGCAGCCGATGTACGCGGAGACCATGGACGCGCTAGACGACCGCGACGCCAAGAACCTGGCGCCAGGACGTCCGGTTTACTACGCCATGGTCGGCAACCAGATACGCGTCCACCCGACGCCTGACGCGTCGTACACGGCGGAGCTGGCGTACTACGCCAAGCTGAGTAAGCTGTCTGATGTTGTGAGCAGCAACTGGCTGCTGACGCAAAGCCCAGACGCCTACTTGTATGGTGCGCTTTTGCAGGCCGCGCCGTACCTGAAGGACGACGAGCGCACGGCCGTTTGGACTACGCTGTACGCGGCGGCGGTCCAGGCGATCCAGACAGCGGACGAGCGCGCGGCGACGTCTGGTGGCGCATTGAAAACCCGCACACAAGCATTTGGAGTCAATTAAATGGCAAGTTTTAGCGATTACACCGAGAACCTGGTTCTCAACTGGCTGCTGACAACCAACAGCGCGACACGCCCCACTGCTTGGTACGTTGGCCTGTTTACCGCAGCGCCATCCGATACAGGCGGCGGCACCGAGGTCTCTGGCAGCGGTTACGCGCGCAAAGCCACCGGCACCATCACCGTGTCCGGCACGGCCACCACGGCCACCAACGCTGCGGCGATTGAGTTCGCCGCAGCGTTGGTGG